GGACCCTCAAGCAGGCTGGCAGCGCCCACGATGGCGCCGATGACGCTGGCCGGGACCTCGACCATTCCGGCGGCCGGATCCGGCATGCTGCCGAGTGACCGGGTCAGATCACCCGGCCGGGCCCCGTGCTGCATCGCCAGCGAAATCACGACACAGGCATCGTCGATGAGCCGCTGCATGTCCGAGCCTGACCGCGCACCACTGGCGAAGACCTCCAGCACCCGGCCGTCCGGTGCAAAACCGAACGTCATCGAGAACGGATGCCCGGCCCAGCTGACACCGACGGTGACCGACGGCCTGCGGTCGGGCAGACGCTCGCGCGGCATGGTCACTCCTTCCAGTTGGCGGCAAGCAGCCGGGGCAGCCGCTCGGCTGTGGCCCGGGCGAGCCGTTCAAGGTCCAGCCGCTTCGGCAGCTTCACCTGCGGCACCAGAACGAACACGACCACGGTCGTGGCGCCGGTGAGGATCCCGTCCTTGCGACGCTTGCCGCGGTTCGCGACCGCGCGCCCGGCGGACGAGATCCGCGCATCATCCACCACGAGGAGGCTCGGCCGACCGCGACGGTAGACGAAGCGCAGCCGCAGCCCCGTCCGCCGTTCGAACGCCAGCGGCGTCATCCTGGCATTGCCCGGCAGCGAACCGGCAGCGGGCTGAGGGATCGCAAGCCAGAACGCGTCCTTCGACCGGATCAGCACGCCTGCATCATGAGCGTGAACTATCTCCGGTGCCTTCGTCCAGACCAGGGATGCGGCGCCGAGAGAGGGACGTCCCTTCGGATAGAGCTTCGCGCGGATCGTGTTCGCCAGCCGCTGGCCGAAGGCGGCAGAAAGGACCTGTGCCCGCCAACCGGCCTGCAGGGCCCGGCCCGCCGAGCCGATGGTGGCGGAGACCGCCACCTGCGCGTCCCGGACAGCCTCGCCCATGAGCCCGGTGAACTCCGGCTCGACCGTGACCTCGAACTTCATGGGCTGCGGACCTGAGCGGTCCAGACAAGGCGACGTGCATCCCGCATGGGCTCGCCCGCAATGACGAGGAGCTCCGCGCCGATCTGCAGGGTGTCGCCGGGCGCAAGGGCGGGAACCGCGGACAGAGGGAGCATGACCGTGTCCGTGTCGACGGCAAAGCGCCCATCGCCGAAACCGACGGTCGCGTCCGGGCTCCGGCGGATCACGCGGACGGCCTGGGCCGGTCCGGTGCCGCCGGAGCGCCAGAGCGCATCCACCGCAAGGTTGCGATCACGAAACAGCGTCGCGACCGCACCCGCGAAGGCGGTCATGTCAGGTCGCGGCGCCGTTAAGGCGGACCTGGCCGACGGTCTCACCGGCGCCGCCGCCGACGGGCGCCGCCGCGATGCCGATCCGGGTGTTGCCGGTGAGCACGTTCGTCGTCCGGCTGTTGGCCGCGTCCCAGTAGATGACCTGACCGACCGTCCAGGCCTGGCTCGGCGCCTTCGGAAGCGAGTAGGTCCCGACCAGGTTGATGACGGCGGTCTGGCCCACGGCGGCGTCCGCCTCCGCGACACCGAAGATGCCACCGACCAGGACACCCTGTCCGGAGACGATGGCCGCAGCGGCGGTGATGTTGAGCTTTTCGCCATTGGCGATGAAGTTGCGCATGTCGACGACTCCAGAATGGGGCTGAGGAAGGGAGGCGCGGGCCGTGCGAGGGAGGAGGAGCACACGGCCCGCGCTGGTTGGTCACGGGCGGCGCTGGCCTGCCGCCCGGACCGGGACAGGGACGATCGAGCCCGCCCTGCATGGAAAGCCGGAGATCAGACGCCCGCGTTGCGGAAGAGGCCGCGCCAGTCGATGGCCTTTGCCGCGAAGTCGTGGCGGGCCTTGATCTCGATGCCGTCGACCTCGAAGCCGGTCCGGGTCTCCGTGTAGACCCCCTGCTGGCCCTCGAGATAGGCGAACTCGACGGTGTCGACCCGGGCCGGATCCGCAGCGAGAAACCACGGATCGGCGCCCGCGGCCGGGATGAGGCGCGGCTCCTCCACGGTTTCCAGCCGGTTCGCAAAGGCGTTCACGCCCGCCACCGCCGAGGGGGTGGTGGCCGTGACGTTCTTCCGCGCCTCGACCGACCGCGCGCCGGGCGGGGTGATGATGAACCGCGGCAGGACGCTGATCTGCCGACCCTCGAGCCCCCGCTGGTTGCCGAAGAGGCGGTAGGCCTCGGAAAGCGAGGCCTCCGTGACCGCGGCGGCGGTGCCGAGGTTGGCATGGCTCGAGTGGAAAAGCGGCTGGCCGTCGCCCATGACCGGGTTGCCCGTCAGGATCGAGTAGACGAGGTCCGACTCGAGGTCCGCCGCGGCCGCGCCATAGGCCGCGGGGACGCGGGTGAAGGCGTCGAGGTCGTCGTTGATCAGCACCTGCCGGGTGATGCCGACGATCCGCCCGTAGGTCAGCAGCGCATAGACCTCGCGGCCCTCACCGATGGTGCCGTAGGTGAACTCACCGGATTCCGGCACCTGGACAAGGTTCGGCGCCCCGGCCAGCTGGGTGACCGAAACCTGCTTGAAGTCCACGATGGTCCGCTGCCGCGCCCAGGCCGTGAAGGTCCGCGGCGTCGACTCGTAGGCGCGACGCAGCGTCTTGTTCGCGACGTTGGCGAGGATGAAGGGAAAGTCCGACGTCGAGTGCAGCCCGGCCCGGCCGAGCAGCGCTTCCGTGGCGACTTCCATCTTCGAAAGCCCCCGGGTCGCGACCCCGCGCCGCTCCAGCGAGTGGCGCGCCAGCTCGACGAGCGAGAGGCCCCGGAAATCCCGGCCCCGATCCGTCAGCTGGAAGTCCGACGGCGCGTGGCGATGCAGCAGCGCCTCCGTCATGGCGTCACGGTAGGCCGCCTCGGCCGAGCCGGTCGAGCGCGGCGCAGCGGGCGCCGGTTCCGCGGTGCGGGCGCCCACCATGTCCTCTTGCGCAAGACGGTCGAGGACGGCCGTGCGGGCCTGATCCAGCGTCACGCCGCGACCGATGAGGTCGGCTGCAAAGCCCTGCGGCAAAGAGTGGCGCTCGCAGATGCGCAGGATCTCGGCCGCGCTGCGGTTGGCCTCGGCACGCGCGGTGTCGACGTCAACGGCAGGAGGCGAAGAAGGCGGGGGGGCGCTCCGGGTCTCGGGTTCGCTGGTCGAACCGGCGGTCTGGTCTTGCATGGTGACTGTCCTCTGGTGATCCGCCGGTCCGGCGGTGGGCGCCTCCACCCGGACGAGGAGGCAGCGATCGAGCGCGTCCGGGCGGCTTTCGCCAGCCCGGATATGCGCCCCCGGGTCGGCTGGCATGGGCACAGCCGAGATTTCGAGTGGCTCCCAATCGACGGCGCGCCAGTGCTCGCGCTGACCCTCGCGCTTCGTGATCTCGTAGCGGTAGACGCGGTAGCCGACGGAGATGGAGACATGGCGCTCCAGCACACGACGGATGGCGGGCTCGGCATCCGGCGCGTCCGTCAGTCGGACGCGGGCAAAGCCCTGGCCGCCCTCGATGCGGACCGAACCGGGCTCCACGGAACCGAGGACCGAGGCCAGCGACCAGCCGCGATGAGTGTCAAGGAAGGGGGCACCGGCCTGCATCCGTTCAAGCCGGATCGAGCCGGGGGCAACGACCAGCTCCTCGTCGTATTCGACTAGATCGTCCCAGCCCTCCCAGCGCCGCCGCTGGACGATAGCGCCGGTGGTCCAGACGACCTCGACAGTGCGCTCGCCGTCGGTTTCGACAAGCGTGGCGGTGGCAGCCCGCGAAAGCGGGGGAAGGAGCGACGTGGTCTCGGTCATGGCCTACCTGTCCTGCGATGCGGCAGCGTCGCCGCTGGTGTCGGGCGGCTGCGTCTGGCCGCCCTTGGTGACGCGCCGGGGGTCGCTGTCGAAGACAAGCCCCGCGGCATCCCAGAGCGCAGCAAAGGCGGCCCAGTCCTGGAGGATGGCCTCCGGGTCATAGCCGCGCTTCGCGATCATCTGCTGGACGGTGGCGAAGCCGGACCGCACCTCTAGGATGTCCGCCTGCACGTCCTGCAGCGGGTTGACGCTCTCGAACTTGGGCGGCCCCCATTCGGCCGCGATCCCAGGGTCCGGGATCCGGCCCATCGTGGCGGCCATTTCCATGACCCAGCGCCAGATGGGCTCGCAGAACTGCGGGATGACCACATGCCACTGCACGGCCTCGACCATGCGGCGGAACTCTGACAGCCCGACCCGG